TTCTAACAATTCATAATTATTAAATTCCCTTGAACCTGCTATGATTACTCTCATTTATTACTCCTTTCTTTTTGGTAATTATATTATATATTTTGGTTCTGATAATGTCAATATATTATATTTCGTTCATTAGTATAATATAGATTTCAAATAATAATGAAAACAACAATAAATATAAACCCCACTAATCTCTTTCTTAGGTATGAATATAAATGGCAAATTATAACGATAATTGAATGTATGTAAACTGCCTATGAATGATTTTTTATTATATTGTGTTTGATAATTGTTTTCATAAATATCATGATAGTTTGCGTTTTCTATGAGTAAAAACATCTTCCCTGGGAATAGACTTAATTCTTTTTCAAACCTATCTCTCTCTTTACTTAGATTTCCTGATAATTCTTCTAAAGATCCTTTGCGTTCTATTGCTACTTCTTTATCAAAATATAAATCCCTAGGTATTGAAAGAATCTCATTAGCTTTTATGTAAAATGAATAATCTCCTTGTGATAATGCTTTAGATTTGTATGATATCTTTTTATCGTCAAAGTATTTAGTAATGTGATCACAAGATTTTTCACGTTTATCAATTAATATTGTTATAGATCTTAATATTTGGTCTTTTTCTTTTTCGGTATATTTATATTTATTAAACATAGTTTACCTCTTTATTAATGGATGTTTTCCATTTATATCCTCCAGCAGTTTTAGAATCACCCCTAATTACTCTTGCAATATTTCCTCTATAAACACCAGTTTTTCTTTCTGCTTCGGATATGCTTTTAAATTTATTAATTAATTTATCATCTAATGAAAACATAAATACTTGAATTCTTTTACCTTTATTTTCTAATTCTAAATTATCAACTCCTTTCATTATGGTAATTGTATCTCTTGAATAACATAAATTAGATTTTGATTTTAAATCTTTATCGATTTGCCATTCATCAGGAAATTCTTTTAATTTACTAGCATTCGGTAAACTCTCTATAAATTGTACGTAATTTTTAAAATTTCTTAAGTATTCTTCAACATAAATACCTTTATCACCATAACTTTTATATTGGCAATGATTTAAATCATAACATCTTCCTATCATATTAAACCATCTCCACCATAAATAATGACATGTTGCATCTTCCATGCCTAAACACCCTACTCCATAGATAGTATTTTGATTAAAATCTTTTATTTTCTTATTTTTAATACTTAAAATGTAAACTGTTTTAATGCAACCACTTTCAAATTTTATTATTCTTTTTCTAACATGTTCTGTATATCCTATTATTTCAAAAGTTTGACCCCATATATTTGTATGTTTTTCACCTATTACAAAGACATTCTTAGATCCTTTTTTCATTAAATCCCTCCACATGTGTTTTATATTTATTATTAATATTATAATTCCTCCTTTAACCAACTTGATAATACAATTTCTTTCTCTTCTGTTGTTTCATACATTGCCTTACCTTTAGAATTTTTGCCTATATACTTCTTTTTAAATCTTTCGGTTAATCCAGTGATACAAATTATATCAAATTTCTCAAATGGATTTCTTTTATAGCTTTTCATATCAGTTTTATATGATTCAATTGTTCCGTTATTGATATAGTATAAAGTTGGTATATAACTGTATTTTGTATTTATATCTGTGATAAAAGCATACTCTTTTGAAATATTTTGATCAATTGTCATAGGATATCCTAAAAATTCAACTTCTGTTTGTATTTGTTCTTTAGTTGTCATTGAATCGTTAGGGATAGTAATCCATAACTCATTTAATACTGTCTGATTATCAGTGATGATATATTTTTTTTCTGTTTGTCTAGAATAATTGGTTAGAATTTCTTGGTCAATATTAAATTTTAGTGCTTTATCTTTTGATAATTGTTTTGCTGATCCAAGAACATCATACAACTCAACATATCTTAGAAGCTTTTTATTATTACCAAATTCTTTAAAGAAATTTAATTTGATAAGAATATCTAATTGTTTTGAATTTATTCCTGTAGATTTGATATCTGGTAATACAGATGGGAAATCATTATATTTGTTATCTTTTAATTCATACAATTTCTTAGCTATATCTGCATTACAAAACTTAATACTTTCAATTCCTTTATAAATAGTTTTTGATTGTTTATCATATGTATATGTAGCTATTGATTTTCTAAACTTAATTGATTCTATTGGGATACCTTTTAATTTAGCCAATTCGGTACCATTTCTAATATCATCTTCATTATTTGCATTGTTTAGGTATGAAGTTATAAATTCTCCTGGGTAATAGTATCTAAAATATCCACATAAATAACCAATCATACTGTAACCTGTGGAATGGTTAAAACCAAACATATAAGAACTGGCTGATTCTATGATATCCAAAAATTCTTTTGCCTCTTTTTCAGATTCACTTCTTGATTTATTTGATTTATTACAATATCCTTCTAATATTTGTGGTAATGCTTTATCAATTCTATCTTTTTGTTTACGTCCAATTGCCCTTCTGACATTATCTGCTTCACTACCACTTAAACCACATATTTGTTGAAGGAAAGCAATTACATCTTCTTGAAATACCAAAAACCCATTATTATCTTTAAGTAAATCATCAATTAATTGAGATGGATTATTATTAAATTCTCTTGCTATCAATCTATCTCTATAACTAGCACCAGATGGGCGTAATGATGCATTAACAAGAGATAAGTCATTTATTTTGGTAGGGATATATTTCTTTAATAAATCAAAAGCATATTTTCCCTCAAATTGGAATATTCCTACAGGTGATTTTATTATATCATTCCATACATTTTGATCCTCCCAATTAATTTCATGAGACATAGGATAAGGAATACCAATTGTATCACAAGTATTTTTAATAATTTCAATATTTTTTAATCCTAAAATATCATATTTCACTAATGATACTTCATGAACTTCTTCCATATTAATACATAATATTCTTTTACCATCTTTCCAAATCGTTCCGTAATTATCTGGCAAAGACACAGGACTTGCAATCATACCTGCCGGATGTATAGATTGAGATACTGCTGTATTTAATAATCCATCAAAATAATAAAATAAATCTGGATATTTTAATTTTGCTTCTTCAGGATTTTTTTCATATGCTTCTTTAATTTGTGTAACATACGGGATAGGATAATTTAATGCTCTGCCTATTGCATCAATAGTACCCTTATCTACCATAGTACCGATTGCTAAGATATATGCTGTATAATCAATTCCGAATCTATTGATAATATAATTATAAACCAACTCCCTTTGTGAAGGCGAAAAATCCATATCTATATCACCAATTTCAATTCTATCTTCATTAGCAAATCTTGAAAATACTGTTTTCCATTTAACAGGATCTAGATCTATGATGTCAAGTATAAATGCAATTGTGCTTCCTCCAACAGATCCACGACAATTACCAAATGGAATATTATTTTCTTTACACCAAGTTGCCATTTCTGACATAAATAACATAAAACCAATCATATTAATTTTCTTAAATACTCTAAACTCTTCTAATATATTATTTTTGTATGTAGGATCTTTTGCAATAATACCACTATTAAGTTTTTCTTTAAATTTAGTATTTATAAGCTTTTTAAATACTTTCTCTTCGTTGTCATATAATTTAGGATATTTAAACGAAAAATCTAATTCATATTCATCTACGGACTCAGCCATAACATTAGTATTATTAATTGCTTCTAAATATACGTGTTCTGGTAATGCGTCTTGTTGCCTAAACATTTCAACTATTTCGCTATAATCCTTATAAGTTAAATCAAATTTATCCTCATCACTATATTCAATTTTCTTTGATTTTTGTAATATCGACCTACATTCTGCCTTGTATGAATTAAGTGAATGTGTGTCTGTGCCACATATTAATTTTTTAGAATATTTCAATGACAAGGTATATAATTTTTTATTATATGTTTTTTGATCTTTTGAATAAACATGTGGTTGTATTTCATAATAATCATATTTTTGTAGCAATTTTTCATAATATGAATTATCTTCGCTTAATCTATTTAATGGGGAAGCTAAACATGCAGAAATTCTAATAAGATTATCAGAAGTATTAAGAAATTCGTCAAACGATATTCTATTTTTGTAATAAAAATGATCTTCTTGAGTTGATAAATCTATAAGTTTATTTAACTCTCTTACCCCATCAAAGTTTTTACTAATAAGGATTGTATGAAAATTGTCTCTAATCTTTGTGTCTAACGATTCGGTTAAATAAATTTCTACTCCATGAATATACTTGATATTATTTTCATTACAATACATTTTCTTTTCTATGTGATTATAGATATTTCCATGTTCACTAAAACATATTGCTTTCTGTTCTAATTCCTTAGCTTTATCCACATACAGTTTAAAATTTGTACATGAGTCTTGTAAGCTTAACTCTGAATGGAGGTGAAATACTGTATAGTTTTGACTCATACAAATACCTCCTTGGTGACAATACCATAACTATTGAACAAATGTCGTTGTGGTGCTAATTTACCTAATAATTCATTTTCTTTTAAAAGTCTTACTTTAATTGCATCTTCAATATTTTTTTTATATCCTAGTTCTATTCTAGCACCTTCCCAATTTATATATATTCTCCAAAGTCCAGAATTTTTATTGAATGACACCCCTGTAACGCCACTTTTATTATTTTCTCTTAATCCACAATTTAAAGCATTAAGAGATTTATTTGAAGGCATTAAATTATTTTTCCTATTATTAAGTGTGTCTCTGTCAATATGATCTACTAATCCTTTGTAATCTAATATAAAATTTTGTAACATTATATAATCACCCTTTGAACTACCTGAACTTACATAACCCCATTCTTTTTCATATCTCCATTTTTTATTTAAAACTCTATGTAAATCATCTAAATCAATAATAGTTTTTGCAACTTCTTCATGTTTGGAATTTCTTAAAATTATTTCAACAAAATCACCATTATCATCTTTATTTATTATATAATTATTCCTATCACGAACAGTAATCTTTAGTATTTGTCCATAATTATAAATATGGTCATAATGTCTTCTGCATAACATTTGATTTGTTTCTGTACAAAATATTATTGAGTTTGTTGATCCACATACTTCACAAATTCTCTCTCTGTTTCTATGAGTTTGTGATTCATCAATAATTTTTTTATATTTAATTATTTGACCATAATGTTTTCTACATAATGTTTTGCCAATATAATCTCCTTTTATACCACATCTAGTTAGATCTTTTGAATGTCCACAAATTTCGCATTGATCTAATTTTATATTTGGTGTTTTATCTGTAATTTTACCTTTTCTTTTTAATTGTAAATAATGTTTATTACATAAATTCTTTCCAAATCTACTATTATAATAAAATTTTGGTGTATCTAATTCAGATATACTACATATACTGCATATTTGTATTTGTTTTTCATTCATATTATTTTAACCTTTCTTCACATTCATATCTGAAATTGCAAAGTTGAGAACAGAAAAAATCATCAACTTTTGCTTCAAAATCTTTTTCCTTACTAATTAATTCAATTGTATTTAATGCCCATTTTTTTGCTTCTTCAAAATCATTAATATTAAAAGGAATTTCTTCTATATTATTTTTTCTAAACATATTAAAGACTAATTTATCAGGATATTTACCATATTCTTCTACCATATTTGATGAATATAAATAAAGTTGTCTTCCATATTCTTTTTTTTCTTTTTTACTTTTAAATGATGCTTTTGATTTAAAATCTTGTACTATTATATTTTTATTTTTATCTTCTAGTAAACTATCAATAAACCCAACAAACTTAAAACCTTCTAATTCAAAATTAATCTTTTTCTCAATACCTAATATTTTATAATCATCAAAACCATCAAAATTAGTAAAATAATCTATTCCCTGATTTTTATAAGATTCAACTAAATTGACATATTTATTAGGTGGAAAGTCCCATACTCTTGATTCATATTGTTGATCAAACTCATTTACAAGTTCATATACTTCCAATTCTCCTTGGGCATAACGTTCAAATATTTCATGTACCATTGTTCCATATTCAGCAAATGAATTATTAACACCTTTTTCTTTTAGTACATATGATCTATACCAAGCATGTTTACATCCATGAAAACTATTAAGCCTACTAAAACTCCAAACCATATTATCTATATCAACCAATATTTTACCTCCTATATTTTAAACATATTATTTTTATTTTTAGTTAATTTAAGAAAATATTCTTCGCCCCTATCAACAGGAGAATCTTTTTCTTTAAATAAGTTATCATTATCTAATATGTAATACGCCAATCTTGTTTTCAGTTGGTTTTTATATTTACTAAAAAATTCAGGGGATACATCTTTATCAAATACAAAAATTATTTTGCAATTTAGTTGTATTAACTTGCGTATTTGCAATGGAGATATTTCTTGTCCTTGAGTAGAAACCGTATTCTTTACGCCCCATTGCCAAGTATACATACACGATTTTTCTCCTTCAAATACCAAAACTTCATCTTCAATATATTTTTTTGCTCTATTTATATTGTAAATATTTAATTGTCTATTATAAGGAAAAAGATAAAAATACTTCATATCTTTATAATTATCTTCAAATTCATGTGTGAATCTAGCTTTAACACTTAATAATTTATTATTTTCGTCCCTTATTGGAAATATTATTTTATCAGTACCATTGCTACCGTCCATTCCTACTTCAAATTCATTCTGAGTTTTACATTTTAAACCTTCTTGCCACCATTCATATGATGGTATTTGTGAATATTGTAATAAAGTATTTTCTGGTAAAATAATATTTTGTGTTAATAATAATTCCTTTTTTCTTTTCTTTTGTATATTATGTAATCTTTCATTCCAATCTTTTTTTGGTTTATATTCCTTAAATTCAATACTATAATTTAAAATATTACATATCCAATATTTTGCTTGTATAAATTCACAGTCTAATATGTATTGCACTATGTTGAAAATATCACCCTGAATACCTTTACTTCTAATATATGAAGTTAGTCCTTCTCCAATTTTAATTTGAACGCTTCTACTATTAGATGATTCTATATTACTAGGCAATTTAGCAGTAATTAATTTTCCATTTTGCTCTTGCTTAATATTTTCACAACCAAGTTGCTCAAGAAGGTATTCTATTTTTTCTTCTTTGTAGATACATTTTTTAATGATTTGTAAATCTGTCATAGAATACCTTCTTTTAATAATCTTTATATATTTTTGTCCAACCTATTTCTTGCCAACTATTACGATTAAATGAAACTTTAAATACTAAAACATCTAATCCAGTATCATTTGACATACCTCTTCTATTCTTAGAAGTAAATAATAACATATAGGTATAATTACTACTTTTTTCAAGTGTGAATTCTAAAGTTTCATATCCTTTTGGAAGATTTGAAGATTTACGATATTGACGAACTTTAATTTCTCTTTTACCATCTTTAAATTCATCATCCCATACACTTCTCATATGCCATGTTACACTTGCAACATTCTTGATCTTTTTAGCATCTCCTAAACAAGTTTCATCTAAAAATCTCTGTTTTACCATAGCGTCTGCTAATTGAACTGTTGTAAAGACGGCTAAATTTAATCCACCACCATTTGGTCTTGCTAGTTTATATATTCTTTCGAAGTCTTCCGTAAATTGTATCCAACGTTCACCCTTACCACCTTCTGTTGGTTTGGCTGTATCAATGATTAATCTTTTATATCCTCTATTAGCATAATATCTTATAGTCTTTTCTACATTACTAATTGTGTATATATCCAAGGGAACAAATTTTATATAATCATGTTTATTATTAGTAATCTTTTTAATTATACTTGTTGCTTCTTTTAGTTTAGTTTTATCTTCTTCGGAAAAATTACCTTTATCAATATTTTGACGATGAAAACCATTATAACCTTTTGATTGCAACCATTCATACATTTCATTTCCCATAATTGTAATTAATAATAATTTTTTATATTCATGTATACTCATTTCGTTTGCAATAATAAGTAATCTTTCACTATGTTTTACACACGACATAATTACTTTCGACATAGCAAATGATGTATTGTGACTAATAAACCCATTTGATACAAAATTGTGAGTTTCTGGAACGGTAAAATCCCAAACTACATTTTCGGATTCTTTTATTATTTCTATTTTATCAAAAAAGAAATTTGATGATAGATTATATAAATAATTATTTAAATCACTTTTATAATCTAAAGCTTCAATAATCTCCTTTAATTGATAACTGCTACAATTTCTATGATTATAAACTCCATTTAATATTCCTCTTTTTGTACCATCTAAACATTCAATTTTGTACATATACTCAGAATTATAATATTGATCATAATATTTTATTTTTAATTCATTATGTAATATACTTAAATTATTATATTGGTTATATATTAAATCAATATTTGAATTTACTGGTTTTTTAATACAATTTTCCAATCTTTCTACTTTATGTCTTGAATATCTAAATCCTATTTCTTCTCTAAATTTTTTCAGATTTTGACCCTTTATAAAAATTCGATAATATTCTTGTGCATATCCTTTAATATGTCTCATTTTTAAAGTAGATCTTATGCCAAAATTTAATAATAATAAATGAATTTGTCGTGATATTTCTTTTGAAGCAGTACACCATTCAAAACTTTCATTTCTTGGATCAATTGTTCCATCAGCATCAAATAATCCTTGTAAAAATGCTTTTACTGTTTTTTTATCCCCTTCTAGAACAGAAACTGGAACAACTTTATCTTTAGAAATGCTCATACTTAAACCATATTCATTTTTAAATTTATAATATAAATCTTTATTCCCAAAAAAGTAATCTGTAGAATTGCTATTAGGTTTGCATCTTTTAACAATATTATTTACATTTAATTTATTTTCTAGTATATTGTTTATTTTATTCGCCATAAATATATCTGATTTTGAATAACTCATGGAATAACTTTTAAACTTTCTATTTTCACCAGCTAAACAACCATCTCCAATTAATATTCCTAATAAATAGGATATATCATAATCAAGTGAATTTTTACCCCATAAATTATTATTTAAACTAATTGCAATAATATCATCTTGTTTTATGTTTTGTAATTGTTTAAATTCCAAATTTCCACTTTTATTAAGAATTACAATTGGATGTTCTAGTGTTCCTTCTATTTCATATCCTTGTGTGGTTTTAATTTTTATCGTTTTTGACAATCCCATATTGTAAAAATGAGAAGTTGATAAAGATTTTTTTATACCTGTATTTATTCTATAGGATATTATATTTGCATTACATTCATTATTCATATTTACATTATAGTATTTTGGAATGTTCTGTATTTGAATCATACCTTTATCAGTATATATATATGAATCCCCTACAATACATTTTCCCTTACCTGAGAAACTAGAAAATATATAAATATGTCCATAGTCCCATCCATTACATATATTTGTTAAATCTTTACTATTATCAAATGGTAAACCAATGTCAGGTTTTTTATCAATTTCTTCAATAAAATTTTCTAAACCTTCTAATAAATTATGCTCTTCAATTTTACTATCACAGAGTAATAATTTATTATTTAAATTATCTTGCCAATATTTCCCTATTTGTTCAGAAGATAATTTTTTATAATTATATCTACCTATATTTGTAATTACTTTTTTGCCAATTAATTCATATAAAGATCTTATCATATTATATTTTTTCACTTCATCATAATAGCCATCAAAGTTTTCTTCTTTGCCCCTTACTTCATCCATTACTTCTTGAATTGTTAAATATTCTCCGTATTCAATATAACTTTTTTGCATCTTTTTTGTTCTATCAACATATTCTTCTACTGTAATATCATCAAATAATTTTTTACCAGATTTAAGTAATTCTTTACCTAAGTAAAAATAATATTGCCAAATTCTATTACCAAAAGATTTATGATTTATTTTATCTTCACCATATGTATGATATAAATCAGGATTAATCCAAAATAAGCCAACTAAATAACTTTCACTTAAATAAATATCATCATATAACTCTTGTGCTATTTTTTCTCCCATTTAATTACCTCTAATCTAATATATCGCTTATGTCATCATTGAATTCTTTTTTTATGTATAGGTAATCTTCTTTATTAGGAATCTTACTTTCTAACTTTTCATTTAGTTTTTTTTGTTTTTGTATTTGTTTGGATTTATTTAAATTATTTTTTACTATAGCTAATCCATATTGAAGTTCACGCATAAAATTATCAAATGGTTTTGTTAGTATTGCTTTCTTAATACTATTTTCTGAATATTTATAAGCAATTAATAAATCTTGCCAAGGAACACCTTGTTTATCTTTTTTAATAAGGACTCCTTTTTGTCTTATTGTTCCATTCCTTAAATCGTTTAAAAACATATAAAATCCATTTGGCAAATATGTTTGATTATGTATTTGCATAATATATTCACAAAGAGTAATATATTCATCTTGTTCTTGTATTTTTTGCATTTTTTCTTGTCTATATTTATTAACACATTCTATAGAACACATATTTAATTTTTTTGGTGTTTTAGAAAACTCATCCAGATATTTAATTATTGTTTCTTTACTTACGTTTGTTTTACAATAATTACATTTAGGCAATATATCATCTCCAATGAAAGAGGGGAAATAAATCCCCTCTCACTATATTTTTATGTATTACATATTAGTCGCAATATTTAATATTTCTTGTAATTTATCAATATCTTCGCATTTATTATAATTTGCTGTAGTTACAAGAATATTTTTAACTTGTACACCAAATTCTTTCTTTTTTTCTTTCTCAAAATCTTTAGCAATCCCAGTAATTTTCTTTTGTAAATCTAATGCAGAGATTTCATCATCAAAATCAGGTTCATCATCTACAGAAAAATCTGGTTCGCTTTCTTCGACATCTTCAAAAGGTAATTCTGTATCAGTTACTTCTTCTTGAACGGGTTCTTCAACAGGTTTTTGAGTTACTGTTTCAGTTTTTTGTTGTGGTTTTTCCTTTTTAACATCAGGCTTATCACCACTATTTGCCCATTCATATAATGCAATACCATCTTTTTCAGTAAGAACATCATATCTTTCTTCAAACAAATGAGTATTATCTTTTGTTGCTGTAGCTACATGAGATTGCTGATCAATATTAAAAGTTACGGTGTAATTATATTCAACTCCATCTCTTTGTTTGTATCCCAATCCAACTTTTTTAGGTACTTGCTTTCCATTTTTTTCTTCAAGTACATATTCGTCTTTCCCTCTTGCTGTAGCAATAACATGAATAGGAGCTTGAAGAATTTTTTCCATAAATTTATCATGTCTTGGAGTAATTTTAGACCAATTTGTATAAGAGTTGCCTGGCATTTTAGAATGAACTTCTAAACAAAAATCCCATTCATGAGAGATGCTATCAACAACTAAAATAGGATATTCACCATCAACAGCATCTTCAATTGCTTCAATGTATTTTTCAGGTGAATAAGGTGCTTCTAATTGAAGATCATCAAAGTCAAATTCATTAGCATAATATCTAATACGACCATTTTCCGTATCAATTGCAGCTACTCTACCACCAGATTTTTGGGCAATGCCTTTTGCCACTCTTAATGCAGAATACGATTTTCCTGAACCACTTGAACCTGCCATTAAAATTTTTAACCAAATTTTTTCTCTTTTTGCTTTTTGAAAACTATTTCCCATTTATTAACCTCCAAATTTATTATTTTTAGTATTAAAATGATTTATAAAATTTATCATATGTATCAATTAAATCCCATTTTTTATAAAACCTCCAGTACGTGATATCGCACCATCTAAACCAGATATTTGAGATTGTCTTATTTGCACAGATGATGGTATATAGTCAATATTAAACATAGACATAACACAAAATATTTTTTCTTTAATTATATCTTCTGTCCATTTATCGTTATATGCTTTTGCTTTGTTAATCAAAATGGTAAATCGTCAGTTAAATCTTCTTCTGATTCTCCGTTTTCATAATTTTCTTCTTGAATAAAATCTTCTTCCTTATATTTTTTCTTTTTATAAATAGATTGCATATCTTTATCTCTATCAACCGCTGTAATTCTTAATTCATTAATATATTTACCACCAGTATTATATCCTTGTGGTATTTCTGATCCCCATTCATCTTCTTCTACAGGTTGATTTGTTGGAGCATTAATGCAAACACCAAGAACTTTAATATAATCTCCAAATTTAAGTTTTAAGAAATTATCACCAAGTTTTTTGTTTTTATCATAATGAATAACAAATTGAACTTGTTTAAATGAATCAGCATATCCAATTGCGTAACCATTAACAATAACTTTATTATCTTTTTTATTAAAATTTGTATCAGTAATGATAATCTCATGATCAAAGGAACAAACCTCTTTAAATTCTGAAGATTCAAAATCTAATGGTGCTTTATTAGCTGAAATAGATTTAATTATATATTTAAAATTACTAACCAATTCTCCTGTTGTAGAACTAATGAAAGAATTGGGTTTTAATTCGCCAGTAATATAAACATTATCACCATCATTAAATCCCTGATAAATAACTTCTACAGCATCATAATCTACATAAGTTTCTCTTTCACCATTCGCATCAGTTTTTACGTTAATTCCGATAAGATGATATGTATCGTCTAATTCATCATTTCTATTATCAAAAGAAATTTTTTGTGTATTTCCTTCTGTTCGAGAATATGCATATACATAATCTTGTACTGAACCAAATAATTCTACATTAATAATATTTATTGGACTTGTTTTTACTCCAAATCTTAAACTCCTATATGGTTTACCGTCTTTTGTTTCACTTTCTATGTATGTTGTTTCTTTAGAAATCCCTACTATAATACCATTGAGTTTAAAATTACCTTTAGTTTGTTCTAATTTAAAATCTTTTTTATCTACCATTTTTTATTCCTCCATTTTTTTATATTTATTACTTTAATATTTAAAAATATAAGGAGGAGATTTATTAAATTTAATTGGTTTCCAACAGTTACCTGTGTTTTTCAATTAATCCAACCTTTCTTTTATTTTTGTTTTTTATTAAAAATTAATAGCTATACATTTTCTACTGCTTAGATAATCGCATAATCCAATATAATTTTGATAAGCTTTTGTTGGCAATGGTAATATTTCCTTTTTTGTTCGATAATCAGTATTCCATTTTGTCATATGACAAAGTATTCCATCTAAAATAATATTTAATGTTTCTTTATCTAATACAGAACAGATATCTTTTCTTGATTTAATTTGATTAACTGCAACTAATGGATGATCTGCTACTGTATATTTATTTAATGGATTAGTGCCATTTTTCTGTGTATCATGCAATATTAAAGCAGATATAATACAATCTTTTATATTATCATCATATGGTTTTTTCATATAATCAAACATTTCAATTGCAATTCTTACTGCCATTTTAGTATGTATTACAAGACCACCTTCACAATGAGTTTGTGGTGGATGATATTTGTTTGTACTGGATGGTGGTATTTTAAAAAAGTAATCAGGAATAATTTCTAATATTACTTTTTCAGTAAATTCTTTAATCTTTGGGTTCTTTATGTATTCTAATTCAATTTTAAAAATCTTTAATCTATCTATTTTTATTTCTCCTTTCCATAATATTATATTTCTTTTATAGCAACTTATATATCTTACCACAATCAGAAACAAAGTCAACACTTTTGAATTTCCCATAAATTATAAGTTTCATGGTAATTTTTGTAAATGGATAGGGTAGTAAATCGAAGTAAACAAGAGCATTTGGAAGAATGAGAGAGGTAAATTTTAGTTATATTTATACAATCTGCTTTTTACTAATTTA